TTCATGGCCCGATTGTCCGAATAGAGCAGCGTGTTGCCCCCGGCATACCAATCCAGATCGCTGCCGCCCGAGGTCCACTGAATCACGCCGTTGCGCAGGTTGTGCCGCGGAGAGAGCCATGGGACGGCAGAGCAGCACTCTACACGGACGAGATGCCGCCCGCCGGCCAGAAACTCCTTGAGCATCTCGATATAGCCCGCCCCTGCCCGGTCGGGGCCGTAGCCCGAGACACTGGCCGTGGCGAGCCGCCGCGACCGCTGCGCGCTCGAGGTGCGCGGCCGCCCGTCGATCAGGCCGACCGAGCGCGACACCGGGTCCGAGCGCGTCAGCTCCCACGCGGTCAGGCCCACCGGGGGCCATGCGATGACGTCGGTCATAGGCCGAACCTTTTCTTAGGCTGCGTGCGCATCTGCTTCGCGGTGGCAGCGACGGCGCCGGACTGGATGCGAGGGGTGGCCGCGCCCACGCGGCGGTCGCTGATGCGCTCGACGGCGGCCTGCCAGTTGCCATCCTGATCGACGAAGACGCGGACGTCGGCGACGCCACCGGCACCCTCCGATCCTCCGATCCGGTGGTTCGGGATGATGCTGCCCATGGTGTTGGGCGTGAAGATCTCGGGCCCCTCCTCGCCGACGAGGTAGGACCGGCCACCGGCTACCGGGCCGCCCGCGGCGCGTGCGCCGGAGATACCCGACCAGACCGCGCCGAGGAGGCCACCACCGCCGCCACCAAACGGCCCATCGCCAAACAGAGCCGCCTGCATGGCTGCCCGCGCCAGCATCTGGGCGACGTTCCCCAAGGTGTCGGCGAAGCTGTCGCCGGCCACGATCGCATCAAGCAGGCCGTTCTTCAGGTCGCCTTGCACCTGCACCATGAACTCGGCCTTCTCCTCGGCCCGTTCGCGCGCTTTGTTCAGCCGATCCTCCTGCCCGGCAGCATCACCGACAGCGGCGGCCGTCTGGCGGATCAGATCGGCATAGGTCTGCTCGGTGCCGGCCACGCGCTCGGTCAGGTCAATCCCATCCTGCTTCGCCTTGTTCGTCAGCTCGAACTCGGTGCGCAGCCGGGCCTGCTCGGCGACCGACTTGCCGATGAGCGTGACCTCAAGCTCCTGCGCTGCGGCCAGCCGGGCGCTCTCCTCGGTGAACTTGGTGCGGATCTCGGCCAGGCGCTTGCGCTCGCGGATCTCCTGCTCGAGGAGGCGCTTGGCATCGCGGGCCTGCTCCTGCGACTTGCGCTCAGCCTCTTGGGCTGCTTCCTCGTTGCGTTTCTCGACGACCGGGTCGATGCCGGCGATCGGGTTCGACCCCATGGCACGGGTGAGCAGGTCGTCGGAGATGCCCGCATCCTTGATCCCCTCCCATGTATCGCGGATGCCTTGGGGGCTGCGCCCCTTCTCGCGGATCAGCTCCAGCGCGAGCCGGTCCTGCAGTTCCGGAGTGAAGCGCTCGTCCATCGACAGCCCGAGGTTCCGGATCAAGCCCCCCGAGCCGTCGAAGTTCTTCCCGCCCAGCGTCGAGCCCACGATCTGATACCGGCCGACTGCGCTGGAATTGAAGTTGTTGTCCGGATGCGCCAGCATGCGCCGCTGCAGGTCGAGAACCTCGCGGAGCGTCATGTTGACCAGGTCAACGTTCCCGCCCGTGAACTTGCCGTATCCGAGCGTCTCGTTGTAGTTCCGCCGGCCGGGCCGATCGGTCCCTTCCGCCGTGGCAATCAGGTCGAGAATGCCGCTGTCGGCCGCCTCGATATAGCTCAGGATGCGGTCGTTAGACGCGCGCGACTGCCGGCCGCGCCGCATGCCCGCGAGGCTGCCGTAATCGCCGAAGCTGCGGCTCGCGCGGGCGGCGCGCTCGGTTTCGTCGGCGAGCTCCCTAGTCTCCTCGACAGCGCGGCCCGTAACTGCCACGACGTCGTCCAGCTTTGCTGACATCTCCTCGATCAGTGGAGGCATGCGAGATCCTGCGGGATAATACTCCTGGAGGATCGCAAGAGCTTCGTTCGCCTTGACCCCGATCTCCTCAAAATCCTCAGCAGCAGCAGCAGCTTTTAGCGCCTCGTCGATGCGTTCTACTTGTTCTCGAACCAGACCAAGGGCCTCGGCAGACTCGTCGGCGCCATCTCGTGCCGCCAGCATGGCCTCCTCGAACTGCAAGACTTGCTCTGAGGTCGCCATGCCCTGCGCCTGCAGCTTCTGCTGGCGCTCAAGAGCCTGCAAAGCCTCGCGGTACTCAGTGAGGTCCGCAATAGCCTCCCGGAACCCGGCCTTGTGAGTGTCTAGCGCGCCGGAGAAGAGACGCTGCGCTCGAGAGGCAGCCACGCTCATCATGTATTCGGCGTTCTTCTTCACTTCGTCAGCGAAGTCGCCAAACTCCTTCCGCAAGTCAGAGGTCGATCTCTGCGCGGTGTCGGCGTAGCGCATGTAGTCGTCGAGCGCGCTCCTGAACGCGTCGACCCCGTCCTCGGCCTCCTCAGCGCTCTCCGCAGCGCTAAAGAACGAGGCCGCCAATGGCACTCCGATCGCCAACGCGGCACCCATGATCGCGCCCATGGGGCCCAAGACGCCGAGCATCTGGGAGCCCTGCTGAGTGAAGGCGGTGACCGCCGACGTTCCACCCTGAACCTGCACGGCGAAGTCGCCGGTCTGGTAGCCCAACTGCTGCAGCGCGCTCTGATTGCGCTGGAAGAAGCCCGTTGCATCGGCCTGCACGACGTTCATGTCGCGCACGGCGGTGGTCTGTCGCTCGATCCGGGTCTTGGTCTGGTCGAACTCGCGCTGCAGGAGCTCCATGCCGCGCTTGTGGCGGTCGGCGGTGATCGTGCCCTTCTCCAGCGCGGAGGTCAGACGCTTCTGCTGCGTCTCGAGGCGCTTCTCAGCGGCTGCCAGCGGATCGAACTTGCGCTCCAGCCGATCAACGGCAGCCGCCGCCGTGCGGGCGCTCTTCTCGAACTGGTCCTTCTCCATCTGGAGCAGGATGGCGATGCGTTCGGTCTCGCTCATCTCCGACATTCGGGCACCTCTCAGGCGTAGGTCGCGACGAGGGCCGCGTATTCGTCAGCAGTCGGCGCTTCGGGCTCGCCGCCGCCCTGCGCCTCGTTCCATCCCTGGATGGCGTCAGACAGGTCGCTCGGCGTCATGCGCCGCACATCGTCAGGCTTCAGGCCGATGGAGACGACGCCCCGGATGCGGGCTGGGACGTCCCAGCGGTCGCTTTCGCGCGGCGCTTGGGCGACGATCCGTCCGTGGCGCTTTTTTTTTGCGGCTTGTCGGGCGTGAACGCCACGAGGATCAGGTCGAGGGCGACCTGTCGGAGATGCATGTTGGCCGCGGGCGGCAGCGCCGAGACGATGCCGTCGGCCGCTCGATCCGGCAGGCCGCCACCGACGAGGCCAAGCGCCACAAGGTCGCGAACGTGCCTGGCCTGCACCGTGACGCCGCGCCCGACCGTCATCTGGTCGAGGATCGCGAATATACCGACGCCGTGCAGCTCCTCGAAACGCTCGATCTCGCCGTTGCGGAGAAGGAGCGGGCGGGATTTCCCGCCCAGCTCAGCCATGATGCCGCCCTGCGGTGGCTGCGCGGCGATGCTCATCAGGCAGCGGCCGTGAAGGTCGGGGTGCCGCTCGACGACAGCGATAGCGAGTAGGTCACGCCGTTCTCCTGCTCGCCACCGTATTCGAGGCTGTCGACGTGGAAGGCGCCGGCGAAGGTGCCAAGACCGGGTACGATGATCTCGAAGTTCGCGATCGCCTCGGCGGTGTCGGCGATGCCGGTGCCGAACGCCACGGCGCGCAGCTGCTCCTCGGTGGTGCTGTCCTCGAAATAGCCGTTGCCCGAGACGCTGAGCGAGCGGGTGCCGGTCATGACCTCGCGCCAGAGCTGCCCGGTCGGGTTATCGCAGTCGCTCGTGGTCACGTCGAAGGCGTTGTTGTTCAGGGTCAGCGTCTTGCTGGTCAGGCCGCAGAGGACATTGAAGACCTCCGTCGCCGCGCCGTCGCCGATCTTCACCAGCATCTGCCGGCCGTTCTTCTTTGCCATGATGATGGCTCCTAACTGGGGTCGGCCTTGCCCAAGGGCGGAGTGCGGGCTTACCTACCGCTGAGAGAGCGGAGGAAAACGGATGAAACTTCTGATTGCTGCCGCCTGCGTCGTCATCATCGTGGCCGGCGGCTGGTACGGCTGGACCGAATGGCAGGACGCCCAAGCTGAGAAGTTGGCCGAGGCGCAGCAGCAAGAAGTAGACGAGAGGGCCGAGCGGTTTCGCAGCGCCGAGCGCAATCGAGAGTGCGAAGCCCGGGTTGCGGCTTGGGACAGGGGTGAGCGAGCTCGGCTTGCCGATGAGTTTGGCGACTACGCCGAAAAGGTCGTGGACAACTGCCGGTATCTCCTGGCTATCCCGGCCGACTAACCGTCCAGCAGTGCGTCGAACGCTATCAGTGCGAGATAGGACTGCCCATCATCGGACCGCGCCGTCGTCTGCGTCGTCCATTGCAGGCGCACTACTTTATAGCCGGTAACAGCCATACTGGCTTCGCGCTCGTTCAACGCCGACACCACGGCGCCGGCAATGCGGGTGGCCTCGACGCGCCCGGAGGTCGGTCGGCTGTGCACCTCGATCGAGAACGTCACGCGCGCCGCCGAGGCACAGTCGGAGCGCACTGGGCGCGGCTCGATCCCGCCGAGGCGAATGTAGGGGAAAGCGACCATTTGCGGCGGCTCGTCGTAGATGCGGGCGCCGACCAGTGCCGAGACCGCGGCGTCCTCCCGCAGCGCCTTCACGATCCCTGCTTGCAGCGCGAGCGCATAGTCAGCCATTGCCCTTGGCCCTCCTCACCGCATCTTTCAGCGCCTTGCGGTTTCGCTCTTTGCGTCGGTCGCGCGTCGCTTTCAGCGCAGGGTTCACGAAGGGCCGCGGTCCCTTGTTGCCTTCAATGACCTTCGCCTTGGGCCCGAAATCCATGAGATAGCCGCCCTCGGGCACCTGTGAGCCTCGGATGGCGAGGCGGCTGCTGCTCGTAATCTCGGGGATCAGCACGCGCGCGAGCGCCAGGACGTCCTCGCCGTTCTCTCTGTTCGCCTCCTGCATGGTCAGCTCGACCTCGTCGGGAAGCTTGTTCAGGATTCGCCTCACGCGGTCGAAGCCGGTTTTCTTCATGTCGCGGTCCCTGCCTCGCACAGCATCTCGAGCATCGCCCCGGCCCGATCGACCTGCGCGATGCTGCGGATGTTCCACGCGACACCGCGCGCCTGGATGCGGTCCGCCTCAGTGATGCCCGCGGTCGCGCTCGACCGGCGGATTCGGATCGTCGACGTGCGTGACGCCTCGACCCGGCCGGCTTCGACGCGCTCTTTGCCGGTCGTCTCGCGGATGTCGGCCCAAAGCGACATCAGAGGCGACCATCCCGCTTTGGTGTTGCCGTATTCGTCGGTTTCCGGGTTTCCGAACTCATCGGTGATGTCGCCCTGGCGCTCGATGGTGATGCGGTCGCGCAGCTTTCCCGCGCTCATCGCCGCCACCGATGCGGCGAGATCAGCGCCTCGTAGGCGCCGGTCGGCTGAACCCGCTCGGCCAGCGTCTCGCGGTGCTCGTAGAGCGTCCCGACATGCAGCAGGATCGCCGCCTTGATCGCGGCGGGCACTTGCGCGGCGTCGCCGTAGCCGGCGAAGAACGTGACCGAGACCGGCGCGGCCTGCCCCGCCTCGAGCGCGGGCGATGGCCAACCGGGCCTGAAGTAGACCTCGGGCCCGCGCACCGCGTCGATCAGGCGGTGATCGGCAGCGGCGACCGTCTGCGACACGCCGTCAGCGTCGAGATAGGACACCGAGACGGCCGAGACGTTCGGGAATGGCAGGCGCAGCGGCGACCAGGACGCGAAGTCCTGCCGCCACTGCTGGTTGACGATGCACCGCCCAAGAATCCCCGTGTAGCCGTCGAGATGGTCGGTCGCGGCGGCGATCAGTGCCGTGATGAGGCTGTCATCATCGGCGACCTCAACGCGCAGATGCGCCTTGGCCTCATCGAGCGTGACCGGCGGCGTGGCCGGCGGGGTGATCCGGACGGGGCGGAGCATCATCGGTTACTTCGCCTTGCCGTAGGGCGCGGGGTCGATCCCCATGCCGGCGAAGTCCTTGTCGTTCGGCAGGCGCCGCGCCGCATCGTTGAAGTCGATGCGGTTCTGGTCG